TCAAGATTCTGTAATTTAAATGCTATAATAAATAGATATGGCAAAGCTATGCAAGGCAGGGATACAACTACGCGAGCAGGTAGATGATGCGTTCCCCGATAGAGATAGAACTTCAGATGGCTGGATCGGTGATAAACGTCATTCAGCGCGTAAGTCCGATCACAATCCAACTGCTGAAGGCATTGTACGTGCCCTTGACATTGACGTTGATTTTAGGTCGCACAAAGCAGAGCCCTATGACTTTGCGGATCAGCTACGATTACTTGCCAGACTTGATAAAAGAATCTCTTATATCATCTTCAACGGCAAAATTGCCAGCTACAAACGCAATTACAAATGGAGAAAGTACACCGGGATAAACCCACATAAGACACATATACACATTAGCTTTACTGCTAAGGGCGATTCAGATGGCAGTATGTTTGAGATACCGATACTAACAGGAGAGCCCCTACATGGAACAACTAAAGCAAGTAAGCGCAAGTTGGGCAAGAAGCTTCTTAGCAGCTGGAATAGCAACCTATCTAGCGGTGGGCTGGGATCTAGCACACATTGCAAATGCTGCACTTGCGGCAAGCCTTCCAGTAATCCTTCGTTGGTTAAATCCTAACGACACGGCATTTGGTCGGCGTTGAGCCCGGCTGAATGGGCAGGTTTTGTAGCTGCCATCCTTTCTTGTTGTGCCTTAATTGTCGGGGGGCTTAGATACATTATTAGACATGAAGTGCCAACAATTCTTGAAGCATCAAATATCGTGTCGCGCATAGATAAACTTGAATCAATGGTCTTAGAATTGCTTACTCATGAGCGCAAGAAGAATATCAAAAAGCGAACAAGCCGCTAAGCGTAAGCGGAAAGAAGCCGCTGCGCGTAGAACAAAAGGTGACATTTTGCTACCCATAGATATATGGGCTGCATCAATTGTTGAATGTTATGAAGCCTTAGTTCGTGCTGGATATGGTGAAGATAGGGCGCGCTGGTACATTGAAGAACAGCTGCGTTTACCCGATTGGGTAATACAGAATCCTAATCATTCTCCATATGAAGATGAAGATGAGGATGACGATTAAGCGAATTGTAGTCATATCAGACTTACAAGTACCTTTTCACGATAAGAAAGCAGTTAAAAATGTTGCACAGTTCATCAGGAAATACAAACCTGATGACGTTCTATGTGTGGGCGATGAAATCGACTTCCAAACAATTAGCCGCTGGTCAACCGGTAGGGATGAGTGGTCAGGAAGCATTGGTAGAGATCGTGACGAAACTGTGCGCGTTCTCGCCGAGCTTCAAGTACGACATCTCAGCCGAAGCAATCACGGAGCAAGGCTTTACAACTCACTAAGCAAGCGCCTGCCTGGGCTCATTGGTCTGCCCGAGTTGACCATAGAGAAGTTTTTACACCTGGATGATTTAGGCATTACTTACCATAGCAAGCCATATCAGTTCCATGATGGCTGGGTAATGGTGCATGGTGATGAGCAAAGCATTAAGCCACAAGGTGGTTTAACGGCCCTAGAATCGGCTAAGAGGCATGGTTTATCGGTGGTCTGTGGTCATACCCATAGACAGGGGATTTCAAGCTTTACAACGGCTTCTGGGGGCGTTTTAAGGGGTGTTCTGACAGGCTTTGAGGTTGGACATTTGATGGATGAGAGCCAAGCCTATTACACGCGTGGAACGTTTAACTGGCAAAAAGGTTTTGGAATCATTTACATAGACAGAAAGCGTGTCCAGCCAATAGCAATACCAATAGAAAAAGACGGCAGCTTCCTGGTTGAAGGCAAGCGGTATGGTTGAGGATATATTTCCAATCCATAGAACTATTGATGATCACATGGATAACTATGATGGCGTGTCGTATCTTGACAAATAGCATATAGACCCTTCAAAATAGGATTTGAAATCCTATTTGAAAGGGGTTTAGGGCATGACGATTAAGTATGATCGTAAGTCGGGTGCGTATACCGATGGCAAGCACTTTGTGCGAGCTTCATTTATACGTGATTTCGCTAAAAAGAAACTAGGCATGAGCCAGCAACGCGGCAGAATAAGCCGTGAAGTTTTGGCTGCCTATTTTTTAGATGTACATGGGGTGAGCGCAGATGTTGAATGATATTCGTTTAGTTGAGTTAGCAATCTATTGCTTTTTATTTGTTTTAGGTGTTTACACAATCGGTGTAATCATTAAGGAGAAAGGCTACAAGGAAGGCTGGGCAGATGGGTACAGGCGAGGAAAAGCAGTTGCGAGCGAAAGACATTTTGACTAATGCAGCGACAACGATTACTAATAGAGGGGCAACGCATGGTCATTACGACACGACAATGCTTAGAACAGCAAAGTTGTGGGAAGACTATTTTGAACGCCCAGTTGAACCGATGGATGTTGCAATCTGTATGGCATTGGTCAAGCTGTCACGAATCATGGAAACTAAAACAAATGTTGATAGTTGGTTGGATGCCGTTGCCTATTTCGCCATTGCCGGAGAGCTTGCCGTCAAAGATTGGAATGATTTGGATGCTTTCTAGATCACCAAAAGGCATTTGGTGTGATTACTGCAAGTACCGCCATGGTACTAGCAGCTTACTTGGACAAAAGCAAGCTACTTGGCAGATAACAAGCAAGCGATATGGGAAGTTAGTTGTCAGGCATTACTGCCAATCTTGTGCTAACGAAGTTCAAGCATGGCCTGATGGCACTATCTGGACTTTGAAGGAACAAATTGACTATGCAAAAGGAGAAACACTAGATGTTTAATTTAGCAAACTATGAAGATGTAGATACGAGGATACACAAATTCTATGAAACCTATGAAGACGGCTCAATACTCACAGAACTCATTACCAATGACGAAGAAAAAGGCATTGTTATATTTAAGGCAGTTGCTTTCCGTACCCACGTTGATACTGCTCCTTCCGCTATTGGTTATGCGCGCGGTGCTCGCAAGGATAGGGGTGTTGATCGCGATTTTTGGTTTGAGAATTGCGAAACTAGCGCAATTGGAAGATGCCTGGCTAATCTCGGACTTAGTGCTAAAGGAAAGCGAGCAAGCAGCCTTGAAATGGCTAAGGTTAATGAAGCTAAGTCAGACACTCCAATACGTGTACGCACAGAAAGTCATAAAGAGTTTTTACAGGCAACAAATCCAACAGCTGAAATAGTCTGGGATACCACAATTGAGCCACCGGCTGATTTAGATCCTGTATTTGATAATGCTTTAGAGCTATTAGCTGAGAAAGTAGGGGCACATCCATTGCCTACTTGTCAACACGGCGCGCGCACATTAAGAGAAGGCACAGGGGCTAAGGGTGCATATCGTGGCTGGGGATGCCCATTGCCATATAAGCGCAAATCTGAGCATTGCAAAATGATATGGATGATGCTAGGCAAAGATGGAAAATGGTCATTCAGACCTGAAGATGAAGAATTGTTAGTGGGGTGATTAATGTGTTAGTAATGGATAAAACACTTGACGTGTGCGACAATTGCAATGAGCCAATAACGGCGGGGTCTACGAAACCTTGCAAATGCCACACATGCCAAGTTAGGACTAACTAAGTGAGTAATCAAAGTCGCAAGCACCGAGGCTATGCAACGCAGCGTATTGTAGCAGAATATCTGCAAGAGCAAGGCTGGAAGCATGCACTACCTGTTGGAGCTGGTAGAGATGGTTCAGACATCACCGGAATTGATGGCTTGGACATTGAAATCAAGGCCAGGACAAACTTAGATTTGTCTGGGCTTATGCGCCAACTTCATGATCGCAAGGCAAACAAAGGGATGGGCGTGGGTGTTCTACGTCTAAATGGTCAGGGTGAGAAATCCGTTGAGCAATACGTTGCTGTTCTCACCTTGGCTGACTTAGTATATTTATTGCAGGCAAGTGGCTACTGAAACCCATTTAATTCATAGATGTATAGGCTGTGGCCTGTGGATTTATGGAAAACGTGAAAGGTGTGAGGAATGCTCAAAATAGGTTCACTATGCTCAGGCTATGGCGGTTTAGATATGGCAGTTGAGGCGTACTTCAATGCTGAAACTGTGTGGATGTGTGATAACGATAAATATGCAGGCATAGTAATCAAAGAAAGATGGAACTTACCAAACTTAGGTGATTTGAAGGCTGTTGATTGGTCAACAGTTGAACCAATAGACATTTTAACCGCTGGCTATCCTTGTCAGCCATTCAGCACAGCCGGACAACGAAAGGGCGAGAAAGATGAAAGGCACATTTGGCCTCAAATTAAAACAATTATTAGCAACTTACAACCCAAGTTTGCAATCTTGGAAAATGTCAGAGGACATCTCACGCTCGGATTTAAAGAGGTTCTCCAAGACCTTACCGAAATTGGGTATGATGCAAGATGGGCAATTGTTAGAGCTAGCGATGTCGGAGCTCCCCATCAAAGAGCAAGATTATTCATTATTGCCTACCCCAGTATCCAACGATGCGAAAGCCATGACAAACGTGCAGGGAATAATAGTCAGGGAAAGCAAAGGTCATCAATTACATTTACAAGAAGTGCTTTTGTTACCAACGCCAACAGCGATGCACACAAGGAACCACGACGAACCGATAGAGAATTACATGAAAAGGGTTCAGGATTACAAAGACGGGAAAACCAAGGGCAAACCAGGTGCAAGTGTAGGGGTTGCTGTGAGGCTTTACAATGTACCAACACCGACAGCAAGCGATTCACATTGGGAAGCGACAAATGCACAAAGGGAAGGGATCAAGGGCAATCACAATCTGAGCCTGCCGAATTGGGCGAAATTAATAGCAACGCCAACATTAAACAGTTATCATCAGACAGGCAGGTGTCGCAATTGGGGTGGAGATTTGATTCACGACTTGACATGTCAATGCGCCCCATACCGAATCCATTGGTCAATGCCAAATTAAACACCAAATTTGTTGAATATATGATGGGTTTACCTGAAGGATGGGTAACTGATTTAGATATAAGTAGATCGCAACAATTTAAAATATTAGGTAATGGAGTAGTGCCACAGCAAGCTTATTACGCATTACAATTACTATGCGACACGCCCATAATTGAGCGTGAAGAAAAAATGAACTTGACAGAGGCATTATGCTAGGCATGCCAGCAAGCCTGAAAGGCAGCTTGCACGGCAAGCAAGCATTCGCAAGAGCTATGTTTATTGCTGGATTAGCAATTGCACTACTGCCGCTGCAAACATTACAAACAAACGCTGCTGATAAGCGCAGCTATCATGTTATGAATGTTAAGTTATATGCGTATAATCAAATGGAATGGAAGCAGTTTGAATGCTATAACTGGCTTATACATCAAGAAAGTAGATGGAACTACAAAGCTAGAAATGGTAGCCATTACGGATTAGGACAGATGCGCTCTAAGTGGTATGGCACACTAGATCCATATAAGCAAGTAGATGCACATATAAAGTACATTCAACATAGATATGATGGGTGTGCATGTAAGGCATACAATCATTGGAAGGATAAAGGATGGCATTAAAGCCATATAGAGCTACTTCCCATTGGAAGAAGATAAGGTTAAAGGTGCTTAATCGTGATGCATGGACTTGTAACTATTGTGGGGAATCTGCTAATGAAGTTGATCACGTATATCCCAAGTCCAAGGGCGGTGAAGATACGTTGGATAATCTGGTGGCTGCGTGTAGAAGGTGTAACATCAAAAAAAAGGATGCCGTTTTTTTAGGCTCAGCTTCTACCCCCCCTGCCTTTCAATTCAAAATCTCTCCAAAAGGTGCAAATCAATCCAAATCAGTTCAAAACGGACACACATCAATCCACGTTGATGCAGATTCTCCCTTTATTAATCCAGGTCAGCCGGGGGCTAATTGAAGAAGGCACCTAAAGGGGCAACCAAGCCACGCTTGCAGAATGCGCCGCTAAAAGGAAAGTCCAGGCTACCTGAGGTCAAGAAGTTTCTTGATGATCTAAACCTTACGCTGCTACCTTGGCAGGAATATGTGCTAAAAGATTTGCTGGCAGTAGATAAGGCTGGCAAGTGGCGGCGTAAAACCAGCCTATTGCTAGTAGCACGTCAGAATGGTAAAACGCATTTAGCACGAATACGCATATTGGCCGGTTTGTTTGTTTTTGATGAAAAGAATATAGTGGCTATGTCATCTAATAGGGGTATGGCTTTAGATACCTTTCGCAAGGTAGTTGAAGTCATTGAGGATAACCCAATGTTGATGGCTCAAGTAAAGCAAATCCGCGTGGCTAATGGTCAGGAATCAGTAGAGCTTCTTAATGGGGCTAGATATGAGATAGTCGCGGCAACAAGAGATGGTAGCCGTGGTAAGACCGCGGATTTGCTATACATTGATGAGTTACGTGAGATAGATGAAGATTCTTGGACAGCTGCTAAGCCTATTACTAGGGCAAGGCCAAATAGTCAGATATTTATGACTAGTAACGCCGGGGATGCCTATTCAAGCGTATTGAATGACTTACGATCTAAAGCATTGTCATATCCACCGCCTACAATGGGTTATTGGGAATATAGCGCGGATGATTTTGCCAAGATAACCGATAAAGATGCTTGGTATCAGGCAAACCCAGCATTAGGTTACCTAATTGATGAAGCAACCATTGAAGAAGCAATAGCCACATCTAGCGTTGAAGCTACGCGCACCGAAACCCTTTGCATGTGGATTAGCGCGCTTAAATCGCCATGGCCACATCAAGCATTTGAGGATTTAGGCTTTGCTGAGCTAAAACTAGAGCCAGGCAGGTTGACTATATTTGGCATGGACATATCGGTTAACAAAAAGATGGCAAGCCTAGTTGCTGGTCAGATTATGGATGATGGCAAGGTAGGCGTAGGCGTTATAGCTCAATTTGAAAGCCAAGTAGCCATAGATGAACTTAAAATGGCTATTGAAGTCAATGAATGGGCTAAGCAATACAAACCAAGGATGATTTGCTTTGATAAGTACGCCACCATGAGCGTAGCTGAGCGATTGAGCCAATCAGGCCATAAGATTCAGGATATGTCTGGAACTGTGTTCTATCAGGCTTGCTCTGATCTATATGACAGCATAGTTAACGCTAGGATTGTGCATGCTGGGCAACAATCCTTAGTAGATAGCATGAATAATTGCGCGGCCAAGGAATCGGATGCCGGGTGGCGTATCGTGCGCCGTAAGTCGGCTGGGGATGTGTCAGCTGCAATCTCATTAGCCATGGTAGTGCATCAATTGCTAAAGCCACAAAGCAAGCCACAAATCTATGTCTAAAATGCTAGATATGTCCGTTTTGTGTGCTATCATTAAACGATGGGTCTATTAGATCGTTTTCGCCCTGCAAAAATAGAGGCGCAACTTGCACCGCCGTTGATGACGGATTCTTTTAATTATTTTCTCCCATTAGCATTCAATGCAGTAGGTAGAGAAGAAGCTATTTCCGTGCCTTCAGTAGCCAGGTGCAGAAACCTTATTGCAGGAACTATAGCGACATTTCCGCTTTGCTTATACAAAAAAAGCACAGGCGAAAAACTAGGTAAGCCATTATGGCTAGAACAACCAGCCACAGCGCAACCAATATCTGTAACACTAGCTTGGACAGTAGATTCACTATTATTTTTTGGCGTTGCTTATTGGCGCGTAACAGAAACTTACTTTGATGATGGCAGGCCAGCAAGATTTGAATGGATTGCACCAGGTCGCGTTTCATTTGATAGCGATCCTGTAAGCCAATACATAACACGCTATTACATTGATGGCAAAGAGGTGCCTATGTCTGGGCTTGGCTCATTAATTACATTTCAAGGTTTAGATGAAGGCGTATTGGCTCGTGGCGCAAGAACTCTACGTGCTGCAATTGATTTAGATAAATCAACAAGCGTTGCAACTGCAACCCCAATGCCTTCAGGTGTAATTAAGAATACTGGTGCAGATTTAAGCAAAGAAGAAGTAGACGGCATATTAGCCGCATGGAAGTCGGCACGATCACAGCGCGCAACAGCCTATCTGACTAGCACTTTAGATTACGTGCCGACTAGTTTTAGTCCTAAGGACATGGGCTACGTTGACCTAATACAAAATATGAGTACGCAAGTAGCACGTTTAATGAATGTGCCTGCATATTACATTAGCGCAGATATGAATAACAGCATGACGTATGCCAACGTCCAAGATGAGCGTAGGCAGTTTGTTTCTTTATCTTTAGCTCCTTATTTGCATGCCATTGAAGGCCGACTAAGCATGAATGACATTACAGCATCAACTAACATTGTTAAGTTTGATGTAGAAGATGCTTTCTTAGCAGTAAATGCAATTGAAAGATTAACTGTAATTGAGAAGCTACTATCACTTGGTTTAATTACAGTAGAACAAGCCATGGAAATGGAAAACCTATCACCGAATGGAAATGAAAATGCACCTAACATTTACTAGCGATTTAGAATGCTCAATTAGTGAGCGCACCATCTCTGGCAAAATTGTGCCGTTTGATGGTGAGATTGGGCAGACATCTGCTGGCAAGGTTGTATTTGAAAAAGGATCTATTGAGATTCCAGATAGCCCTAAGCCAAAACTTTTGCTTGAGCATGATGCAAAGAAGCCAATTGGCCGCATGGTGTCTTACAGAGAAGATGAAGATGGCATGTATGCCACATTTAAAATTAGCAACACGACACGCGGAACAGATGCACTAATTGAAGCATCTGAGCAATTACGTAGCGGCCTATCAGTTGGCGTTGAAGTCATTGATGGCAAGCGCGAGAATGGCGTTTATCGTGTGCTAAAAAGCAAAATGGAAGAAACAAGTCTTGTTCAAGCTGCTGCGTTTAAGAGCGCGGAAGTTTTGAGCGTTGCTGCATCTGAAGATGATGCTGCAAAAGAAACAACAACCCAAAACGAAAGCGAGGCCGTTGTGGAAGACACAACAAACGCCGTAGCCGTTGCGCCTGAGGTTGAAGCCCCTGCGGTGGAAGCTTCGCGCCCAACAGTTACAGCACCAATTTATGCCAAGCCACGTTTAGAGTTTACCAAGGCTAAGTACCTTGAAAACACTCTACGTGCAAAGTTCCTTGGCGATGAAGATGCAGCGATGTATGTTCGCGCTGCCGATAACGAAACAACTACTGCGCCTGGCATGGTTCCAACACGTCAGCTAACAGAGGTTATCAACCCACTATCAAATGCAGACCGCCCTTACGTTGATGCAATTTCAAGAGGCACACTACCTGATGCAGGTATGACATTTGAGATTCCAAAAATTACAGCAGTACCAACTGTTGCTCAAATTAATGAGAATCAGGCAATTGCAGATTCACAATTAACCGCTTCATATCTCAGCGTATCTGTCAAGCCTTTTAAAGGTCGCGCAATTACTACTGTTGAGCTTATTGATCGTTCAAGCCCTGTTTTCTTTGATGAGCTTGTACGTCAAATGGAGTTTGCTTATGCAAAAGAAACTGATAGCTTTGTCCAACAGGGTCTTGCATCAGGTGGCGTTCTAAACGCAACTCCAACAACTGAAGACAAAGACGGATTGCTTACTTTTATCTCAACAGCAGCAGCAGCAATCTATAAGGGAACACTAGGCTTTGCACGTAATCTTGTCGTATCTCCAGAACAATGGGCAAAGATTATGTCTTACAATGATGGTGGCCGCCCAATTTATATTGCAGCTAACCCACAGAATGCTGGCGGAGCAATTTCACCAGATTCAGTACGTGGAACGGTTGCAGGTCTAAGCCTTTACGTAGACCGCTTAGCCACTGGAACTGGTGGTACTGGTCTAGGTGATTATTCAATGTGTGCAATCAACCCAGATTCATATCAATGGTTTGAATCACCACGCTTCCAGCTACGTACTAACGTAAACAGCGATGGAACAATTGACTTGCTGTACTACGGATATGGTGCATTAGCTACCAAGGTTGGCGCTGGTGCAAACTGGTTCAACAAGTCCTGATCTAACTAACTAGATCGTAGAGTTACCCCGGCGCACAGCCCTTGCGCCGGGGCTAACATTAGAAAGGAAAGACAATGCCTGCAACATACGTAACTGAAGCGGAACTTCGTTCTGCCCTTGGCATTGGTGCTTTATACACTTCAGCAGTAGTTGAAGAATGCTGCCAAGCAGCAGAAAACATTGTAAAAAGCAAACTGTGGTTTAATACAGCTTCGGTAGTTGCAACAGAATTAACCGACAATGTAGCAACACTTTACACAAACGTACCACATCAATTTAGCATTGGGCAGACAGTTACAGTTACGCATAGCGGTGCAACATTTAACGGCTCGTACACTATAACTGATACAAAACAATACAAAATCAGTTATGCGTTAGTCGCAGCGAATCAAATAAAATTTGAAGTGCAGCCTGTAGGCACAATAACAGCACCCAACACTTATCATAATTATGCCACACTACCTGAAGTCAACCTAGCATCTCTAATGATTGCGGTTGACATTTGGCAGGCTCGTCAAGCTTCAAACGCTGGTGGTATCTCACCAGACTTTCAACCTTCGCCGTATCGCATGGGCAATACTCTAATGGCACGTGTTCGCGGTTTACTTGCGGATCACTTAGCGCCGGGCGGTCAAGTAGGATAATGTCAGCAATCTCTACCCTACGAGGAACAATCGCTACCGCGCTAACTGACAATACGGCGTGGCAGGTGTTTTCCTTCCCACCTGCCACACCGCTTGCTAATAGCATTGTGGTGCAACCTGATGATCCATACATTGAGCCAAGCAACGACCATTACAAAACAGTAAAGCCGAAGGTCAACTTTAAACTTATAGTGCTAACCCCTATGTTTGATAACCAAGGCAACCTAATTAACATTGAAGATTATTACCTAAATATAGTAAATAAGCTGGAAGCATCGTCAATTGCATACTCAATTGGCACTTTTAGCGCCCCGGCGGTCTTAACCGGAACAGCAGGAGATCTGCTATCCGGTGAAGTATCAATCAGCGTTCTATCCGATTGGAGCTAAAACATGGCTGATGTAGACAAAGAACGCGAGGCTTTCCTTGCCAAAATTGGCCAGGTTGAGCTAAGCGAAAAGGCACCAAAACCAACAACTAAGAAAGATGAGGAATAGTCAATGGCTGTTTTTCTTAATAACAAAGTTGGTCTAAAGATTAACGCTGTTGATCTGAGCGACCACGTAACAAGCGTTACACTTAATCAGGCAGCAGATGAGCTTGAAGTTACCGCTATGGGCGATACAGCTCACAAGTTTGTAAAAGGCTTGGAATCTGGAACGCTAACTGTTTCATTCTTAAATGACACAGCAGCATCAAACGTAATGGCAACTCTCCGCGCAGCATTTGGCACAACTGTTGCCGTAAAAATGCTACAGGAGAAACTAACTGCTGTCGGTGCAACCAATCCGCTTTACACCTTTGATATTTTGGTCAATAACCTGACCCCAATCAATGGTGGCGTTGGCGATATTGGAACACAGGACATCACCTTTACGCTAAACTCT